ATAAACTAATTGTTGCAGAGTCTAATACTTGACCACCTGCACTATAGTTTGTTCCAGATGCTTCATCAGAATTACCTGTAACATCTGAGTAATTAGTTGTACTGGCATTATATGTACCAGACGGTGATGCTTTAATTAGTGCAAGTTTAATACTGTCGGTATCTAAGTCATGGATACCACCAAGTAATTCTGTTTTGAATGTATTACACATTGCAGTTGTAATAGCCATGATTAGGTTCCTTTATATACAAGTATAGGTGGGCCACAAGTAAGCAGCCCACCCAATAGTTTAGTTACGCAAGTGCGTCACGATCTACTTCGTTAGCAGCAGTGTCACCTTGTGAACTTACGTCCATCATTACCGCATAAACACGAAGTTTACCTGCAGTAAATGAAGCACCTGTTCCACCAAAGATTACGTCAATGGTATCATCAGATGCAGATACAGTGTCGCCAGTAATAGAAACACTTGGAGCATAAGCACCGTCAGCAGCACCGTCAATATCAAATGATGCAACAAACTCGTCAACATCACCACCTACAAAACCTACAGTTACAACAGCGTCAGTACCTGTGTTCATAGTTGCTGATTCAACAACTTCAAGACCACAGGCCATAACTTTGTGACCAGCAGGAATAGTAATAGCTTGAACGGAATCCGCAGAAGATGGATCAATAGTTGTAGCTACAATGTCAAGAGTATTCTCGACCATGTAAGGGTTACGACCACGCTGAGAGTTACCAGACGCTGCCTTTAGAAGTGAAGTAATGTTAGCCATGTTTCAATCCTCCCTTATGCCAAGTGATACTTAGCGTTCACAAGAGCTTCTGGACGAAGGATCTTGCGACCATATAGATGCATACCACGAACAATGTCAGCGAATGAATCTGGATCACGATATGTTTCAGTTTTGTTGATCTGCTCTGCAGTTGCAACGGCTGAATCGTGTCCTGCAACAACCATACCATAGTTGACTGCTGAGTTTGCTCCTGTAAAGGAAGGACCAGTACCAACTGATGGAAGGTTGTTTGATTGATAAACACGGAAACCATGAATGTTCATTCCGATTTGACCATTCTGCAATCCAGAACCACCAAAGTCAGCGTTAAACAAACGTGAGTCTTCGTCTTTCAGAAGTTCCATGAATACTGGATCTACTACCAACCAACGTCCTTGAGTATCCACATTTTGTTGATCTAACAAACGTGACATACGTGCAATGACGGTCAATGGGAAAGTATCACCAACAGCAGGAGTAGTGTCAGTTGCACCACCAGCACGTGGCTGAAGGGCAAGTGCGTCACCAGCAGATCCACCGAAGTCTGCTGCATCAATTTTCATTGAAGCTAACAGTTCGTCTGAACCTGCAGTTGTTACTGCTTTAGTACCATTAACAGTTGTGTTAACTGTATCAGGTGTACCATGAATTGCTGATTGTGTAAAACCAGTCAAGTAACCAAGTACATCTTGGTCAAACTGATCTGACAAACGGTATGCGGCACGATCACTTGCAAGACTTTGGAAATTGACGTGGGAGTGCGCTTCTTCAATGTCGTCAACCTTGAAAGCAAAATAGTTCGCTTTATCAATTGTTAATGAAAAATCTTCATCGTCAAGATCTTGTGGTGTGATTGTAGTACCACGTGCATATGCTTTAACAGTGATCTCAGGTTCTTTAATGATTTTAACTGAGTCGCCCATTGCAGCGATTTCTCCGAAATAATCAGAGTTAGTAATTGCTTCACAGACAGATGCTTTGCGGAAAGCAAGTTGCACCTGTTTGCTATAAATAACTGGTGAGAAATTACCATTGGGTAAATTGCCATAACCAGCAGCGGTCGAAAATGCCATTTTAATTCTCCTTAGCATTAGACACAGATGCAAACGACTAATGACTTATACAGGGGCTAATTCTACTAGGGTGCGTTATTATAAACATTGGCCTATGTTTAATATAACGGGCCATGAGACATTAGGTTGTCCGAAAGCTTTATTGTTGTTTGCGGGTAGTTTAGTTAATTGGCAGTATGGGTAACTGTAGTTAATACCTAACAGGGCCATACTACCGATTGTACATATAGTTATATCATAAATATATTATATGTCAATAGTTTTATCTGGCAGAACCAGACATATCGTAAATAAATTTGCCAGTACGAATAGATTCCATAATGGCATCAGAAGCTTTTTCATATTGTTGAGGTGACATCTTAGCTACGTCACTTTCTCTATATGTATCACCATTACTATTAGTATCTGGTTGGCTTCTACTGTTACGAGTATTTACTGAACGTGCAGCATCTTTACTATTAGAAGGTTTTTTAGTTCTAATGTTTTTATCAGATTTGTAAAGATCAATTGCCCTACTTGCTGAACGTGCATCGTTATCATTTTCGTATAGTGCATCTTGTACCCACTTAGGTTGTTCTTCTGCCCACTCGTGAAACTCATCACTATTGCGTATATCACCAAAATCTGGATGTGCTGCCATTAATTCTGCTTCTGCTTTTTCACGAGAAGCTGTAGCTCGCATTTCATCAATCTCTTTTACACGGTCTTCTAATCCTGCAGATTGTTCTTTAGCTTTTTTAATTGCGATTGTTTCTACAATGGCTGCTACGTCAGGATATTTTTTTGCCCATGCTTCAATGTCTTCATCAGACTTAGGTAACTTAATTTCTTTTTGGGATACTTGTTTTAGTTGACTTTCAATAGTACTAAACTTATCAGCCCATTCTTTTTCTTTTTCTTGCATATGTCGGCGCAAGTCACCGTAACGTTTCTTAAAACTTTTTTCTTCTGCATTAGCGGGTTCAGCTTCTTGTGGTTCTTTTGTGCTTTCACCTTTTTGTTCTGCAATAAGTTGTTCTAGTTCTTCTTCTTCCATTTTGCGTTTTTCATCATTAGTATATTTACGATTAGCAAACGCTACTTTTGTTGGTGTCTTCATTTCTTCAGACATAATTGTATCGGACATTTCTAGTTCCTTTTCTGGGGCCACCGTAGCCTAGTGTTGGTAGGGGGATGAGTAGCCAGACAAATATAGCAGATTACTTACGTGCTGCTAAACCACGTTTCTTTGAGGAAGCTTTCTTTTTAGGTTTACCTGCTAGTCCACCTTTATTAAAACCGCCACCCCTTTCTATTCTAGATGCATAAGTTTCTACATTTCCTGTTGGAGTACTTACGCTGCGAGCAGCACCTGATGTTGGTGCAGACACACCTTCACTTGCAGCAACACTAGAGGCTCTTGACATCCGATCCTGTCTATCTCTCATCATGTCTGCGGCAGAATAAGAATCATCTCTAGCCTCTCGTCGAGGTGCCGTAGTTACCGTAGGTGCAGGTGTAGATGCTGCTGCTGTAGGTATAGTTACTGTAGGTGTTTGACCAGAAACTGCTGCAGCTAATGCAGGATCAACTTGACCCGCCTCAAAGCCAAGAGGTGCACCACCTAGACCTTTTAAAAATTCAGGTTCAAAGGCTGATTCTCTTTGTTCTTTTCTGTCCCTAGTCATAGCCTTCATAGCAGCTTGAGCCATTGATAAAGGATCTGTAGCATCTTGTTCTTCTGGTGGTTGATCTTGCAACGCCCTAAATGCAGCGGCACCTTGTTCTGCAGACCTTCTTGCAGCAGCTATAATTGGATCAATAGGAGCTTCTGTTGTTACACCACTTCTAGCCGCATCTAATGCTTTTTGAATTATAACAGAAGCTGTTTCTGCAGCATTTGGTTCTTCAGGAGTTCCTGCAACTATACGTGCAATTTCTTCAGCGGTAAGCGTTTTAACTTCCTTTGGAGAGGTTACAGAAGTTTCGCCCAGTACGCTAGTTGTTTCAGGATCATACGCAAAAAGATCTTCTCCTGCAACCATATCATCTACAGGATCGGGTTGTGCAAGGGTGATAATAGGTTCTTCAATTTCTTGCTCTGGCCTTTTAGGTGGCTCAATACCTGCAGCATCACTGACACTATTTTTTATAACTTTCTTTTCTTCTTCTGGCGTTAAACCTAATGCTTTTGCTACACCTTTAACAGCAGAACCAAGAATACCCAATAAATCTATGTCAACAATACCTTTACCCGCACCTTTAGTTTTTTCCTCAAGGCCGTTTAAAGAATCTTTTAAATTTTTTAATTGTCCTGCATCTGACATTTTTTTAACAAAAGCTTTATCCTTTAATAATTCATCTAGTTTTGTTAAAGTTTGTTTTTCATTTGCTTTAGTTGCAGCATAAACCATAGCGCCAAGTGCAGGATTAAGTACAGCAGCAAGCCCTGTCATTACACTACCTGCTGGACCTTTAATTTTATTAACTTCATTTACGATAGCTTCTGGTGTAGCTTCATCCCAATTAAATGGTGGGGGTGGGGGTGGAGCACGATCATCATCTCTGTCACGAGATACTTGTGTTGTAGTTGTTACAACATCACCTTCAGGTGGCGTTGTACCTTCAGCAGGATCTTGTCCTTCTTCATATGGTACATATCCTGCAGGTATTTCACTAATAGGTTCACCTTCATAAAACTTAAATGTTCTAATATCACCAGTTTCACGATTAATATATTTTACATCAAGATAAATATCTTCTACAAATTGTTCCGCTTCTACTTTAGGTGTTTCCCTACCCGTAACAGTTTTACGAGTTACGCCTTGACCAACAAACTTAGGCATATACCCCGATGTAGGCTGACTAGGTGCAACTTGTGTATTTTGATATGTAGGTGGTGTAAATGCACTAGCAGGTGCTTGATATTGATATGGATTAATAGGAGCACGATTGGCGTACATAGAAGGTTGATAACCAGCAATACCTGTAGCAGGTTGCTGTCCTACATATGTACCTTGTTGTGCGTGTAATACTCCACCTTTATATTTTTCTTGTGGTTCTTCCATTGGACCACCAACAATAATAAGGTCAGCCATTTCAAAAGGTATATCATCGTCCATAGTAGCTTCGTCACCATTACCCATCTGGCCCATAGCTTCCATTTTCTTTAAACCCATTTTAGCATCTTGACGCAATTGCATTAACTTGTCAAGCCCAATATAACGTGTTACATCTTCTGGGAATATAAACTCACCCTCACTAACCATAGCGGGGATGTCATCACGTACACCTTTTTTAGTTCCACCTACAGGAACTTCATTTCCAGATACTTCATCTACTGTGCCACCTTCATCTCTGAGGCCACCGTCTTCAAACTGTTCCATTTGGTTATACATTGGGGTTCCACCTTTATTAAACTTTAATTCGTCACTACGTTTTTTTGCGGCTGCTTCTGCCTCTTGTCTAGTTTCATGCGTACTTGTTGGAGTAATTATTTCAGCTTCTAGCATAATTTTTAATGTGTCATCATCATATCTACGACCCTTGTGTATACTAGGTACATTTATCCACTTACCTTTATATTTAAATGTAGTAGATTTTTCAGACACATTCTCACCTTCAGAAGTTACATATACATCTCTTCCTGCTTGTGTTTGTTTGCCTGTTTTAGTACCTATTTTATTAGCCATGTTTTAACACTTCATCCCGTAACAACTTTAATCTACGTAGTTGATATATAGCACCTTGCGCCCTATACATAACCTTATCGTTGTCTGTCTGTTCCATAGCACGATGTTGCTGTGCTATTACGTCATCTATGTAATTACTGAACTGTTCCCATTGCTGGTGATTGTTGACCAGCCCCTTGAGCTTCTTGAGGTGCTCCTTGTCCTTGTTCATTTCCACTGAATCCTTGTTCATTAGGGGTTGGTGCTTGTCCTGTACCTATAGTACCGCCACCTGCACCTGTTGGATCTGCTGGGTTAGCTCCCGCTGGTCCAGCTTGTTGAGGTTGTTGTTGCTGAAACTCTTTCATAATCTCAGCTTGAATTGCTGCTTCAGACATATCGTTAGTAACTTTATCAGGATCAAGATCAAGTGACTTAGCAATCTCCCGAATGATATACTGAAACTTAGCAAAAGGTGCAAGAGCAGGACTTGATGCAACTTGCATAAACTGCATAAGACGTTGACTGCGTACTTCATTAGCCATAAGACTTTCAGTACCACGTGCCTTAACTTCAAGATCACCTTTAATCTCAGGATCAAAGTCAAACTGCATATTAAATCTAAAGAAACCTTCACCCAACGGACGAAGTAAGTAATCATCTACATTTTTAATTACATTCTTTATGCCACCTTGTGCGGCACCCATAAGCATAGAAATGCCAGAAGCAGTACGACCCACGCCACTGACCCCTGTTTGACCATGAGCGAAAGATGGAAATCCAGTTGACTCATCTGCTAATACTCTTGCTTTATCAAATAGCTGCAAGTTTTCTGCAGCAACATTAGGGAACTTAGTTCCAAAGATAGCTTGCCCCGGTGCACCACCTTGGCGTCTAAATACTTTGCCGGGATATACTGATAAGTCTTGACCCGGTACTAAGTTAGTTTCATCCACTTCAATTAAAAGATTACCAGATAATACAGCATTGTCAACAGCCATTCGCATGAAACCATTCATTAATGTTTGTGTATCATCCATATTCTCAGCAATACCTACACCAAAGAAAGAGTATGGGTTTAGCTCATATGGTACTGCCATGTAAGGAATACGTGCAGGTTTAAATGGATTAAGTACCATACGCAGTAGTTTACCATTACAAATCCATACGTTAGCTTGTAACTCATCAATATCCTGCATCTCTGTAGGAATGTCTACGCCTTGATCCATAAGCATATCTACGTCTACAGTACCCCAATACTCAAGTACTTCAAAACGTTCTACACCATGCTCTGGTGCATAGTCTGATAAATCATCTTCCCAATACTCTTTATTGTAGTTTTCGCCTAGTTGAATTGCTTCATCAATTACAGTACTTCTAAAGTAAGGACGTTTCTTTAGTGCTCTCATTTGTGAACGAGATAACTTATGACGCTCAATTACATACTGTGCTTCATCCATATTGTTTGCATCTGGGTCTGGATAAAAGTTCCATACAGATACATGAGATACTTGTGGGATTGTTTTAAACACAGGAGAGTATTCACCTGTCTCATCATCCCAATTAGGATATTCTTTATCTACAGCAAATGGGCCTTTCATTACGCCAGTACCAAACAATGCCATTTCAAATGCAGTACTACGTAAATGTTTAGACGCACTAGATTCCTCTAGTTGATCTTGTATTTTCTTTTGCATCTTTTTAGCTGCAATCATTGCTGGGCTAAACGTAAAGGAGCTAGGCGTTTTACCTGCTCCCTCTTTTAAATTATTAATAGGTTCTAGTTTATCCCGTAACTCAGGGTTAAGCATTTCATTAAGTGTTTTAGCTGTAGCACCCTTTGGGAACTCCATGCCATCACCTTTAAATCCATATGGACTAATTATTTTATCTTTACCATCTTCACGAATGTTATCTGGTTCTGCTGGATCAAAGGATACATCTTCAACTACACCATCAGGTAATTCAGTAGGATCAACAGTTAAAGGAAACTTTTGCCCTGCAAATAATACATCTACAATTTGACCATAAGCAGCAAGAGTTTTAGTTTTAGTAATTTTTATAAAGACACGAGACTTTTCAGCTTCTGTAAATTGCACGTCTGGACCATAGATACCACGATAGTTACGATAAGCACGTAACCAACGATCTTCGTCTTGTTGTCTATAATCTTCTGCACGATTATACTTTTCCATAATAAATGGAATAATATTAGCAGTCTGTGCATCGTCTACTGTAGAATCCTCACTATCTTCTAAAACGATAGCATCATCTTCAATAAAGCCTTCTGTATCTTCTTCCATTTATTTTTCCTTCGCCATAAGCGTAATTACGGTTGTGCCGTTAATAACCAAAAGTAGCATCTGCTACTCGCATACCACCTGATGACATACCATTTGGATCGTAATCAAATATACTAAATCGTGGTCTTGACATAATACCATACCTTAAAGCATCGTACAAGTGATCTTCGGAGGTGGTGTCAATGTCTTCTGGATTTCTTTTGTCGATTGGTAAGGCAGGTAGTTGAGCAACAATATTGGTACAAGTATTAAAAAACACCATACGAGGCTCTTCTGTAAATTCGTCAACTTGTAACCGTCTATGTATTTCGTTTTTACCAGCTACACGTGAGCCTTTAGATCTATCTGATGGACGCCAACGACACCCACGTTGAATCATTTGTTCAGCCAATGATGGGCCAGTATCACCACGCTTGTGCCATAAAGAGCTATCAAGAACGCCATACTTAATATTTCCATCTTCAGCCTCTAAATCCAACACCATATCTGCTAAATCTGCAGCTAATACTTTACTTACATACAGTTCTCTATAAACATATAGTTGCTCATTAGGAGCTACAGCAAACCATATTACACCCGATTTACTTCCGTATCCATAGTCACACGCTCTAAACTTTACCCAATTACTTGGTATATTAAAGGGTTCTATTACGTGTATGTTTCTATCAAACTCTGTAAAGGCTGCGCCTTCTTTAATATCCCAATCACCATCTAGTAGCTGTCTACGTTGTTGTTCAGGTAAAGATAGAAGCATTGCTTCGTAGTCACCTTGTTTAGCTAGGTAAGGATTATCGGAAAGACGGGCAGGTATAAACCTACGTTTGAATAAAGGCTTACCAGCTTTGGCATGTCCAGCAGGATAAGATAATACTTCACCTGTTTCAATATCTGTTGCATTAAAAGGTTTACCGTATGGTGCAGGGTCAATAAACATTTTCTTAACCCAATGATGTCCTCTACCACCGGGGTTAGTAGTAGCTCTCATGTATACGGGTAAGTCAGTTGCAGTGGACCGTAGACGTGATCTCATGTAGTTCCACGCAAATGGTGAAGGCCACTGAGTAAGTTCGTCAAAGCCTATCCAACTAAATGCCAGACCTTGGTAACGCAGGACATCATCTTCTTTATCTAAGTAGGACATCCACAATCTCGCACCAGAGGGCGCAGTCCACTGCATCTTACGTTCTGACCACTTAATACCGGGCCATATCTTGGGATACATTTCTTGAGACTTAAAGATAAGTTCCCTTAGTTCTTCTGTAGTATGCCGTAGGAGCAATCCTGAGAAAGCTGGGTGCCCCATAAAACGTAATGGGTCAGCAAGCATTGCATATGATTTACCTCCACCTGCAGAACCACCATATAGTACTTCACGTTCACCTGCAGCTAAAAAGTCTGTTTGAGGACCAGCATTAGGTTTAAAGATTACATTATGCTGTTCTTCTACAGGTGCTAGTTCAGGTTCTACTATTCTAGCTGGTTCAGGCTGCGTTTGTTTCTTTGCTGTCGTTGTCTTGCGCTTTCGCCCCGATGCGGTTGCGTTCAATTTCTTCCGCTTTGGCGACTGCCTTTTTCGCATAGTCTGCCCATCTGCGTAGGCTTCCAGCTTTGTTTTTTCTTCTTCGCTCATTATCTAACCGTTTCTTTAATCCTACGTGAGATATGGTTCTTCCAGTGTTTCGGGTTAGCCAGTTGGCAACCTCACGATACGAGTACTGCTTTAAGTACTTCTTGGCTTTAACAAGCATATCAAGTTCGTTATCAATTGGCAAGAGTATTCCATCATCTTCTGGATCTAATTCATATCCAAATGGTATTGTTCTTGCTACACGTGGAATAGGAACCCATTCATTGTCTTCTTGTAGGTCAGTCGGTTGTGGTAGTTTCCATTGTCCTAATGGCTTAGTCATCGTCATCCTGTGCTTGTTTAGCTGGCATTAACATAACGCCACCTTTAGCTTCTACCTGCATCTTTTCAGTTTTTACTAAGCCAGTACGATCTAGTAGTTCTTTAGCTGCTGCCATCTTATCACGAATACCTAGCTCAGTAGGATCATATAAAGCACTAACCATAGCCATTGCAGCTTTAGGAACGTTACGTGCCAAGTAGCTATGCGTAACATCTAAGATCTCTTCTTTAAGACTATTAGTTATTTCACGGTTAGGTGTATTGGGCGAATACCCAGCAAGTTTTTTAGCCATAGTAACATCGCCACCTGCCTCATCCATAAGTACATCTAAAAACTTTTGTTGACGTTCTGTTAATTCACGAGCCATATTACATCATTTCAAAATGTGGGGCATCAATAAAAGGTCTACGACCTTCTGATCTACGGAGATCTACGTATGCGTTCATTGCATCTTCTGCAGTACCAGCATACTCTCTAATATCTCCTTCACTCCATGCAGCACCCCATTTAATTGCTACATCGTTCTTTCTAGCAGCTTCAGCCATAGCATCACAGATGTCATCATATACATTGAGTTCCCAAGAAATGTCTGAACCAAAATATGCGACTAGATCTACAGCACGACCCTCAAGATGCTTAGACTTCATAGTCTGTGATCTACCAGATTCGTATAGTTTCTTTTGTTCTTCTAAAGTACGTAGTCCAAAGGTAACACCAAAGTCTACTTTAGTAATACCAATAGCATCCTTTACGACTGCAACTAAACCTTCGTTTACACCCTCTAACTTACCCATACTTCTACTGCTTAACTTAAATGCCATTACTTCTTCCCAAAAAATCTAGTAGCTGAACGTACACCAAAGGACGCAGCAACAATTACACCTAACGTGTAGCTATACCACTGAGGCATACTATCTAATGCTACAAAACCATTTTGCACTACTTCTCTACCCCAGTCACCTGTAAATACAAGTATTAGTGGTATAGAAAATAAAATAGTCAGCCACTCGTCTTTCCACGAAGACTGACTACCTTGTGCCATAATCTTTTCCCAGTCTGCTTCACTAGTTGCACGACTAAGCATAATCTGTGCTTCAGCTTCAGCTTTGGCAACTTTAACTTTAGTTTCGGCAGCTTTAGTTTCAACTTTACCATTTAACCATGTTCCTGCTAAATTTGCTATCGGGCCAATAAATGCTTGAATCATTTACTACCTCTATCTGTTTTTGCTTCTTTATTCATCCAAATACCAAAGCAACCTGTTAATGCGCCCATGCAAACAGATACAAGGCCAGCTTGTCCATTAGTGGGGTCTGGAAGTGCCATATACCAATGTACAGATTGATATGTAAGAATAGTCACAACTAACATCATTAGTCGTGGAAATAATTTGTAGTCATCAATAATAGTATGGGCCATACTCAGGTTCTCCTGTATCTAGCGGTTTTCTTTGCAATGCCTTTAGGTTGAGCCACATGCTGCTTACCTGCCTTCGTGCCTTTTCGTTTAGCTCTGGTTGTAGCGGCATACTCACTGCTGCTAAGAGACTCAATAGCCTTAGCAGGTAAATAACGCTCACCAGTTTTAGCACTAGGCTTCCCACTTTTAGTTCGCCAATCTTGCTTAGTCCAT